GGCGGATATAAACATGAGTTATCGACTGAGGATCACATGGAACTGGTGGAAATGCTGAAGGGCATCAAAGGCAAAGCGATGCTCTCCGGGTATCCGAATGATCTATATGATACACTGGGTTGGAATAAGCAGGAGTGGAAAAAAACGTGCGGCGAAATCGCCAAGACTCGCGTCAATAAGCTACAAGGCGAAGGTTCTATCACTGCGGATAGTCGCAATGAGCGGACGGAATGCGTTTGGATGAATTATGAGATAGGGCACTGCTCCCACGGTGCGCCCGGGGAGGGGTCATTGATGATTTTTTAACCTCCCGCAGCAATGCAAGGAATGCAAGGATCGCTCCGAGGATTACTGCGGGAGGGCCCAAGCGTCGATGCCCGAATCGTTATTCGGGCAATTCATCGGTTGCATCGTCTGCAAAGTCGTTTTCATCGAATGAAAAAAGTTCAACTTGATCTTTGTCTTTTTCAACATTCATCAAGTTCCTAACTGCTTGCCTATAGTAGGACTGCTTCAACTCGATTCCGATACCACGTCGGCCATTGATCAACGCACCGTAGACCTCGCTTCCCACTCCCATAAATGGGGTCAATACTATATCATTAGGATTCGACCACATAATCACGCAACGCTCGATAACGTCAAGTTGCAATGGGTGACAGTGCTTCTCCTCATCTGACTCGCGAGCTTTTTTGTATGACAACACCCTGTTGATTCTAATATCGTGCCAGAACGAGGAAGCATACTGCCTCCATATCCATTGTGATAGACGGTTTAGTTTCGGATCCGGGTGAGACTTTAGTCTAGATGGTATCTCAGTAGAACCCGCGTATTTAGTCAGCCCCTGCGGATGTGCTACGGGTTCAGAGTTATGGCCCGGTTTTCTGAACACTAGAAGATAATCAGACCCGGCATTCGCGCTTAGGCAAGAATCCTTGACTAACTGCTGGTGCGTGAGAGTCTTTGCCCGCGTGAGTATCGCCACTTTCAAGGGTTCTTTCCATATATCGAACCTTGCCCAGTATTCCCATCCGAGCCGCTCATGTTGTCTAATAATATCACCCGTGAAGTCCTTGATACCATGATCACCACGGCACGGCACATCCATCGCGTGAACGCAAGTCATTCTTCCTGGTTTCGTTATCCTAAACAGTTCCTTGACTATGAAATCAAAATGCTGGAAGAATGTTTCGTAGTCGGGAGCGTTGCTCAAGTCCTCATCGGAGGATGAATAATGATATAAGCCGCCGAAAGGCGGTGAATATACCGATAGTCCGATTGAATCCACTGGGAAATCTGGAAGTATCTGGCAACTATCGCCATTGTAGAGTGCATAAGTGTCTTTTGTTATACTGTCTATACAAGCCATTGCGGAACCTCCGTTATTTTGTCGTATTTTGTTGAGCGATCTATCTTTATCTCGTTGTTCATTTCCTGCACGAGGATAGAGAACATCTTATCTGCTTGAGCGGCTTTTCTTTGCAGGTTCTTCATAACCCCAAGCTCACCTTCGGAAGTTACTATGTCCACCTTGACCGGGCGCGTTTGCCCGAATCGCCAGCAGCGACGCACACCCTGATAGTACTGCTCGAATGAATGCGAAGGGAAAAACGTCATGTGGTTGCAGTGTTGCCAGTTCAGTCCTAATGCACCGATCTTGGGCTTGGTTACCAACACGCGCACATCACCACGAGTAAACGCCAGGAACCTTTCTTCTTTCGCTTCGTCTGAATCAGCGCCGGATACTTGAATCGCATCGGGTATCAACTTCTCCAGTAAATTCCCTTCGGTATTCAAGTGACACCACACAACGGCGGCATCTTTGTTATCGACCAGACTTGCTACTAATTCACAACGCTCATTGATTGTATTGCGGCGTTCCTCACGTTGCTCCTGAAGTGTGACCGCTGGCATATCGAATAGGCATCCAGAGCGAAGAATCTTTGATATTACAACGTGCTCATCTTCAATAAGTGGAGGTAATACAAAATCATCATCGGGGTATCCCAAGTCTGAAGGTTTCCTGAACGCCCTAGACCAACTGCAAACCCATCGCCAAAACCGCTCCTCCGCATGTGCTTTGAATCTCCAACGAGCGCCCCACCATATCGGATGGTTGCTATTCTCGTCATTCTTGAAGAATGTAGATAGCATATCCATACGCCCCAGTTGTCCGAGTGCTTCAGCAGATGTGCCAAGCTCGATATAATCATTAGGTGAGGCAGTGGCAGTGCATAGCAATCTATACTGCATGTGCTTCATAAACTGAATGATTATAGCTTGTCGCTGAGAAGTAGCGTCCTTGATACAGCTCGATTCATCGCACACGCATCCGGCAAAGTCGGCGGGGTTATAATGATGCAACCGCTCATAGTTTGTAACATTGATTCCGTTATGAACAGTTCCATCAATAGTCCTATTTACTTCTATGTCGAACTTCTCTCCCTCCCTTACTGTCTGGGCTGATACAGCAAGAGGCGTGATTATCAAAACAGGTTTATTGGTCTTGCGGACAATGTTCTCGGCAAAGACTAACTGCATTGGAGTCTTGCCCAAACCACAGTCGCCAAACTCAGCAGCCTTGCCCTTACGTATACTCCAGTCCACTACATCCCTCTGGAATGGATACATGAAATCCGGCATAAATAGCGGATCGAATCCATCGTAGGTTCCTATATCTTGTTTCCTTCGCAGAAACTCCCGATACTCATTCATATCATCTTTACCTCCTTGCTCTTAAATCCATTATTGCATGCTCCCGCCTAGATGTCAATAGAAATCATAAAACTTTTTTTGTGAAATCTATTGACATGCAAGAAATCATTCTATATACTGGTAAATGTAAGCACGAATCAAGGAGGCGCCAAGTGAAACGATTGAATAACAAAGAAGTTCGACAGCTTGCGAAAATGCGGGCGCTCAGAGACCAAAACTATAGCTGGGAAGATGTGGCTGTAGAATGCGGACTCAAAAACCGCTCTGTCGCAATGGCACGGTTTACCAGTTTGGTAGCGAGAGAGGCCGAGACTGAAAGAAAGTCGAGGCTGCATAGAAGAGAGCAGGAGGGAATCAATGTTTAACGAACTTTGTAACGAAATCAGGCAGGCAACTTGGGCGCAACGCATCGGCGGAGCAGTCGTCATTGTCGGCGCATGTGCCTTGGCCTATGGACTCGCGTTCGTGGGCTGTGCATTCGGAGGCAACTAAGAAAGGCAGGTAAGCGCAATGGATACATTCGATGAATTGATCTGGTTAGGTTTCAAGGCAGTCGCGCTCTGCGCAGTGATCATGCTCGCGGGGTGTTTTCGATGAGCATCTTGCATTGCGACGAATGCGGCGAACGCAAACCAGAAGTGCGCATCAAGTGCAAGGCCGGCAGTATCTATGACATTAAACACGTCTGCACAGAATGCGCAGGGCGGATACTGTCTACCAGCTTCGGTTGGGAGGTCTTCGATATCGACAAGGAGGTGATCGACAGATTCGTAAACAGGCTGAACACCGGCGATCTTACCGCGATCCGCGCGATGGTTGGGTGGGAACCACCACTCTTTACAAAAAAAGGAACAGAGGACAACTAATTATGATTAGAACTAATGAACTAGCCGTCCTGCAATCTATGAACGAAGAATGTGCCTTGAAAAATGCAGGCTATGGCGACGGACGCATAATGTCCGACGTGTACCTCGACTTTATTTCTAGTCTTAAGTTTAACCCAGCCACCAAGGAGATGGTCGATGTTTACTGTGCAGCTTATCATTCTGGGCGGTTTACGTTTGCACATTGCGGATTTTCTGCCGCAGAAGTTTTGGATCAGCTTATGGAACGCATCGCTGCCTTTTCCTAGTAGCGGGCATCGCGGCAACTGTTCAGAATTTCTGAACAGTTCAAACCGAGTGCCTATAACAAATACGCGGAATTCGGCGGTGAACCGATAGTCTATGATAGACCGCCAGGTGTTAGCTGACGGCCTATGCAATCGGAAAATGAATAAACATGAGGAGATTACCACAATGAATATTGAGGCGAAAGTCGCGACACCCGGCATTTACGACCTCACAGATTCAGTCTATCACGGCGATAGCTATCCGAAGCCGTGTCTGTCTACTGGCGTGATTAAGGCCTTGCTGATGAAAAGCCCTATTCACGCAAAACTCAACCATCCTGCTTTGAACCCTGATTATTGCGCGGAAGAAGCAAAGCGGTTTGATATCGGGACTGCTGCACATTCCATTCTGCTTCAGGGTGTAGATAAC